AGTTGTGTACGTTTCAGGCGCTCAGGGCAATCGGGTCGCCGTAAAAAAGGCGCTCGCGTCGCAAGATAGCCTAAGCGCGAATACGCTTGGCGTGATGGACGAAACGGTTGCAAATAACAACGAAGGTTACTGCGTTGCCGAAGGCCTTGTTTCAGGTATCAACACATCCGCATTCACAGAAGGCGCGGCGCTCTATTTGTCACCGACAACGGCAGGAGGCATAACACAAACCAAAACCACAGCGCCAGATCATTTGGTGTTAATCGGATATTGTGTAAAAAGCAATGCCGGAAGCGGTGAAATATCCGTGCATATCCAAAACGGTTACGAATTAGGCGAACTGCATGATGTGTATGTACCAACACCCACAAACGGACAGGTACTAACTTACAATACTACCAATACACGATGGGAGGCCGCAACAGTCGCAGACCAAAGCGCAACGAACGAACTGCAAACAATAGACACATTTAGCCTGTCAGGCCAAACGCTATCTGCATCGCTATCATCAGACGCACAGCCTGCTAAAACCGTCACGCTTCCCGTCACGAACGTCACAGCAGGCACGGGCATATCAGTCAGTAGCACAACAGGAAACTACACGGTCACGAACAGCGCACCCGACCAAACAGTCAGCATCAGCAACGGCGGCGGTGTAGGCGTAACGGGTACATATCCATCATTCACCCTGACGGCAACCGACCAATCAATAACGAATGAAATACAGCGCCTCGATACCTTCAGCCTGTCAGGCCAAACGCTAAGGGCATCACTATTGAATGATGGTGTGGCGGCATCGTCTGTCACGCTGCCAATTGTTGATGTAGTTGCAGGTACGAACGTGACGGTGAGTAAAAGTAACGGTGTGGCGACTGTGAGCGCGACAGGTGGCGGCGGTGGCGGCACTCCAGCGGGCAGCGCGGGGCAGGTTCAGTTTAACTCTACGCCTGCGGGTTCGTTCGATGCTTCGGCTAATTTGGCGTGGGATAATTCTAACGTTCGGTTAAATATCGGCGCTCCGAGTTCGCCGACGGGCAGGCTGAATGTAAAGGGTAGCGGAACATTAACCACTGTTAACACAAGGCTGACTAATAGCGGAGATACCGAACTTGTAAAAGTGCTGGATAATGGAAATACGAATATAGGGACTGGGTTTAATTGGGATAATTCAAATTCAAGACTTGGAGTAGGCACTTCAACACCTGGCACGATAGCAGCCTGGAGGGGAGTGACCGTTGCGCACTCTTTTTTTTCTACAGGGTTAACTACAGCAATCCCGTTTACGGGCGTTGCCCCTTGGGCAAGTGCTGAATATATTGGCGCAGTTGGTCAGGCGTTTTCTTCGTCTGGTGGGCTTGTATTGCAAGGATTCACAAGTACTAACACCAGGGCGTTCACTTTTCAAGGCAATGTTGGTAGTACATCGCCCACTGTTCCGGCTATTGAATTTCAGGGCTTTAAATCTGACGGCAGTACTGGCAGGGCAAGTATGTCAGGCGCGGAAATAATAGCTAACTTTACGACGAGCCTTACCGCTGGCGTAGGCATAGCTATGGGGGTTAGAGCGAATGCTACGGTAAACATAGGCGGGGATTTTACGCCGTCCGCCACTGTTCACGTTCGCGGCTCCAACACCTCCAGCGGCACAAACGCGCTGCTTATCCAAAACAGCACGCCGTCGGACATTTACAAAATTGAGAATAACGGCAAGATTTCCTACCTCGCAAACGCCATATCAGGCACAACCGGAAACCAAACAATCAACACACCTTCCGGCAACGTGAACTTTGCGGCGGGAGCCACGGCGCTAACTGTCACTAATTCGCTTTGCACCACATCTTCACTGGTATTCGCAACTATCCGCACAAATGATGCAACAGCGATAATAAAAAACGTGGTTCCGGCTGCTGGTTCATTCACTATTAACCTTGATGCGGGTGCTACAGGTGTAACGTCGGTCGGGTTTTTCATTATCAACTAAAACATCACAACATGAAACATATTCTTTCAATTTTCATCGCATTTTTCGCCTTCCAACTTTCGGCGCAAATGGTCGTAATTGATACGACATACATCAGCAACACAGCAGGAAAATATTACAAAATACATCGTATTGTGTACGACAATGGCGCATACGCGGAGGACGCACAATTAGCAGGTGACAGCCTGCAATTGTATCAAAACGGAAAAAACTTCATTGCAGACAGGGCATCAATGTTCGCAGGAACAATCGCAACTACATACGATTTTTCACAGCGCATCACCGCCATATTTCGCGAATCAGACCGCATACAATCATTAACAGGCCGTAATCCTGTTGACAGCCTAAGAGCAGATAACGAATCGCTTTGGTTGGGTACATGGAATATGCGCGGCGACACGCAACAGACCATCGTCATCAGCAAGATTGCCACAGGCGCGTATCGGTGGCGTATAGGTACAGGAACGCTGCGTGTGGCGCAACCAATTGCCAATACCGTCATCAGGCTGAATAATTATCCGACAAGCGGGAAATTCACCGACTTTTTCAGGATTTCAGGCGACCGGTATATTCAGGCCGATGGTAAGCGGTGGTTAATTAAGCAGACAACAGCCAACAAGTAACATGGAATACAGATACGGGAGATATTACACGGGTCATACCATCACCGCCGAAAGTGCGGAACTTCCCGTATCGTTAGAGGCGGTGCGGATGCAACTTCGCATGGATGACCTTCGGCATGATGACGAATATTTGATAATGCAGATCAAGGCGCAATGTTCGCTAATTGAAAGACAGTATCAATGCGCACTACTGAATAAAACAGTAGTTGAACACCACAGCCGATTCCCGCAATATTCAACCGATACGCTGTTTGTGTCGGGTGTTGGCCCTGTCAATTCAATTACATCAATTCAGTATTACGACGACGGCAACACGCTGCAAACGTGGGCATCAACTGAATGGAATTTTACCGCTTCATCCGGCGGCGCAAACATCACCCTAAAGCCGGATTACTCATGGCCTACCAACTTGGCTAACAGGCCGGACGCTGTGGTTGTGACATATTCAGCCGGTTACGGTTCCGGCCCGTCATCATTGCCGCCAAATATCACCGCAGGCATTCTTTCACGAATTGCGCGGGCATACACGAATAGAGAAGACAGCCGCGAAGAAGGCATGTCAATGTCAGACGTATTGTTGCAGCCTCTAAAACGGTGGATATAATGGCGAAGCAAACGCAAATCGGAGAACGCAGATGGCGCATCAGGGTTGAACAACCAGTTTCCACCAGGGGCGCATTCGGTCAGGAACTGATAACGTGGGAAAAGAACTGCGAAGTGTGGGCTAAGGTATCGTATCGTCAAGGCGGCAGCAAGGAAGATATGATGAATGACCAACCAATATCACAGACTGCCGTCATTTTCGACATTGCGTACCGTGACACGCTAACCGAAAAAATGCGTATTGTGTTCGATTCTGAATATTACGACATCCTGTATTTTCAGAAACCGGACTACAAGGCATCAGTTTTAATTTTTACACAGAAACAAGCGTAAAACAGCATGAACGCAGGGAAATACATCTACGCTAAATTATCAGCAACAAGCGCCGTCACGGCACTTGTTGGTAGCCGGATATACCCTATTTTCATCGCACAAGAAGCGGCGCTTCCTGCCATTGCGTACACGGTGGACAACAGGCCAACGGACGCAATGAAGGACAAGAAAGCCGATCACGACACGTCAATAGTTACGTTTTCATTTTGGGCGGACGCGGCACAAGGCCAAAACGCATATCAGGCTATTGAGGATATTGACGCAGCGGTACGCACGGCGCTTGATTTCGTAACCGGAAGCGCCGGTGGCGTAACGGTAGAGGCGTGCAAATATCTCAGTTCGGTGGATGGAATGGACGCGGACAGCATGACGTTAAGTCGGACGGCAACATATCAATTCATTACACGCAATTGATATGGCGACCACACAGCAGGAAATAAACGCTATCATCAGCAATTTAAAAGCGCTAAACTCACAGATTGCAAAAACAATCAAGTCAGACCTTAAAGGCCCTGCTGATTTTTTAGCGTCCGCAATAAAAGGAAGAACACCAATCGGAGCGCGTGTGCATAAGCGTTACAAGTCGGGCAAAAGTATGTTATTCAAGCGAATGCCGAAAGGCAGCGGAGTGGTAGTGGCTACATACAGGCCCGGCAACCTTCGCAAGTCAATAAAGACGCTTACAAAGTTGCGCCGCGTGAAGTATGCGCAAATTGTAGGAGCAAATACAGGAAGCGGCACAAATGACGGTTATTACCTGCACTTCTCAAACAATGACGTTAAAATGTCAAACGGCAAAATAAGGCCCGGAAAGCGCTTTGTCGAATCGGCTATTTTGGCGGCAGGGCCTGCGGCACAACGTGCAGTTGTTCAAATCCTACAAAATAAATTTTCAAACGCCAACAGAGCGGGGCAAATGTCTAATTCGTCCGCTTGGGCATCAGGATACCGATAACATGAAAATACGCTACATCACAGACGCAAACGGGTTTGGGGCCGGTACGGTTGCCGAACACGATGAACCAACCTGCAACGCTCTGATAAGTCAGGGTATTGCCGAAACAGTACCGGAAGGCACGAAGTCGCGCAAGTACCCACCAACGGCAAAAGTTGAAACCTTTTGCGTGCCACCATCAGCAACTACAACAGCCAGTACGGAAGTTGTTTCAGTTACATACGCTCCTGAGAAATCAGGCTTTTTCACTAAAAACAAACGCTAAACATGGCCACAGTATTAGCTAAAAACATGAAGCTGTATTCAGGCGCTACGCCAACAGCCTTCACCTGTCAGGTTGACGCATCAATCAGCTTGTCAACCAACACTTTCGAAACAACCTGCAAGGACAGCGCCGCAAACGCTGAATACCTTGCTGGCACCAAATCATGGACTGCATCCGTATCGGGTCTTCTCGATTATGCCGCTACTAATGGTTGGGAAGAAATGTTTACAGCGTGGACAAACAGTACCACCGTTGCACTTGTTTTCCAGACCGGAACAGTAGGAGACAAGAAGTACAGCGGCTCCGCTATCATCACATCCATGAACCTTAATTCATCCGGCAATGATGAAGCGGTTACATGGGATTGTGAGTTCCAGGGAACAGGCGCATTAACCGAAGCAACCATTTCGTAAATATGAATAGGCAGGTTAAAATTGGAGGAAAGAACCGCCCTATTCGTTTCGATATGGCGGCACTATATATTTACGAAGAGCAAACCGGACGGAGCGCACTCAGCGACATGGCAACATTCGCTCAAGGCGCTCCATCTGTTCGGGTAATGGTTGACTTGGTTCATGCAGGACTTGTCAGGGGCGCAACGTACTTCCGGCAGACATTTGACGCAGATAAGTACACGGTTGCCGAATGGTTGACAAGTTCGCAGGAGATACTACCTGAAGTGATGAAGATGTTTGAACAGTCGTTTAACAGCGGCGAAACACCTGATGACGAAAAAAACGGAGCAGGCCCGACGGCGGAAGCGTAAAGCGTCCGAGTTGGGCTGACTTATTAAGGGATGCGGCGCAAATCGGAATGACTGAAGAGGAATTTTGGGAATCAACGCCCGCATTCTTTTCATTCAGACAAAAAGCGCACGCGGAAAAATTCAGAAACGAATGGGAGCAGACGCGGTACATTGCTTTTGTTGTCGCGAAAACCGTTGACAGCAAAAACCGATTGAAAAAGCCGTCACAGTTACTTCCGTTCGATTGGGATGCAAAGCCGGATCTCAAAAAACTGGATGAATTTACAGAAGCGGAGCGGGCCGAATTTGACAAATTTGATGCAGAGGCGGATGAAATTCTAAAGCGGACAAATTCTGAAATGTACGCAAAACACATGGCAGCCAAACAGGCGGCACAAAAACCTAAATAGCATGGCAAAGGCATCAGATTTAAATGTCCGATTAGGACTAATTTTCGATGAAAAGGCGCTCGGTCAGGCAGAGCGTTCCCTTCGCCGTGCCGGCGACAGGCTTACAAAAGTCGGCAATGAAATGATGACGGGCCTGACATTGCCGCTCGGCCTGTTCGGTGCATCAGCGATTAAAGCGGCGGGTGATTTGGAATCGTTGACTAAAGCATTGCAGACGCAATCAGGCAGCGCGGCGGCGGCATCACAGGAGCTTCAGAAGTTAACCGAACTTGCGCGAAATCCGGGCTTAGGGATAGAAGAAACAATAAGGGCATCTGTACGACTTCAGTCGGTAGGCATTGAAGCGGACAAGGCACGCGGCATCATCAAGGAGTTAGGCAACGCAATTGCCGCGTCCGGAAACGGAGCGCAAGAGTTTGACGGAGTTGTTAAGCAGTTTGCCCAGATGATTTCTAAGGGCAGGATATTGCAGGAGGATATTTCTGTCATATCCGAAAGCCTACCAATGATTAGCCAACTGATGCAGAGCGCATTTGGCACGTCATCGGTGGAAATGCTGCGAAAAAACAATGTATCGGTAGAAGAGTTCATCAGCAAGATTACACAGGCGGCATCAGAGTTGCCCCGTTTTGAGTCCGGCATAAAAAACAACATATCGAATGCGCTCGATGAAATGCGCATATCGCTCGGAAAGGTCGGACTTGCTATTGAAAATTCATTCAACGTATCAGGCAATCTATCTGCATTCGCGGAATGGCTAAGCGGATTAGCGGCTACATTCAGCAGCCTCAATCCCGCAGTTCAATCCGCAATACTTTACTTTGGTGGACTACTTGTCGCAATCGGCCCGATTGCAAAATTGATAGGCAATATTCAATTAGTATCCTCTCTTCTTGTCAGCGGTTGGGCATCTCTTGTCACAGGTGGCAAAGCACTAATATCGTCCGTTATGTCTTTACGAAGTGCTATTTTGGCGTTAAATATAGCTACGCAGGCCTTTATTGGTATTGGTCTTGCGGTTGCCGTATTTATGTTGGCTGATTATTTCGGGGCATTCAATCGCGAACTAACGGCATCAGAAAAGGCGCTTGCAAAGGTTAATGAACTGACGCAGCAAGCGAAGTCAGACACGGCGGGGGAGCGTGCGCAAGTTGAAGCATTGATTGGCATTTTAAAGTCAGAAACAGAAAGCAGAGAAAAAAAGATTGAGGCGCTTGAAAAATTAAAGCAAATTAATCCTGAATACTTCGGACAGCTTAATATCGAAAAGTTAACCGTTGACAATCTTAACAAAAGTTATGAAGCGTACGTTGATGGTATAATAAAGGCGGCGCGGGCAAAGAAGGCAGAAGGTGAATTAATTAAACTTGATGAGGCGCAACAGCAGGCACTTCAACGAGTGATAGATGCCGAAAAGGCAGTACAAAGACAGGTTGAAAGTCGTTCACAGGCTCAAACATTTGCATCTGCATCAAATCAAATAAACGCAAATCAGGCGTTAATTGACGCAAAAAGTCAACTTGATGCAATTAATAAACAGATTGAGGCGGTAAAGGGGCTGATAAAAGAAAACGTAAAACTTGAAGTATCTACCAAAGCATCATCGGCGGCAACACTAAAAAGCGCTCAGGCGGGTGCGGTATCAGAAGCGGCAACTAAAAAACAGACGAAAGAACAAAAGGCGCTAAATGATGAACTGGAAAAAACGGCGGTAATTACATCGGGGCCAATAGCGAACTTTGCGCAGATACCAACGCTACCAACGCCAACAGGCGTTATATCGGAGGCGCCTGTTATTCCTAATATTACAGCGCTCACAACACAGGCAGGAAACATATATCAGTCATTTTCGGAGCGGATAGGGGCTATAAATACAGATATGCAGGGCGGCATATTGTCGTTCGGTAATGCGTTTCAGCAGACATTTGCGGCAATATCCGAATCAGGCACAGGCGTGCAGCAGGCATTTTTTGGCATTGCTGATGCGCTTATGCAAACGGCGGCGCAAGGCAGTTCGTCGCTTAAAGAATTTGCAGCCGCAGCGGTAGGTGCGGCGGCTAAAGTGGTCAGGGCGCAAATACAGGAAGCTGTTGCAGGTTCGATAACAACAGCGCTTGCAAGGTCGGGCATTCCGTTTCCTTTCAATATTGCGGCAGGCGCGGCGGCTGGTGCGGCGGCATCAGGACTGTTTAATAAATTGCTTTCGTCAATCAAAGTGCCTGGATTCGCACGCGGCACGCAATACGCTCCCGGTGGTTTGGCGATGGTCGGGGAATACGGACCTGAATTAATGAACGTACCGCGTGGATCTCAAATACTATCCAATAACCGAACTAACCGCGCACTTGAGGGCATTAATTCACAGGCGAATATTTCAGGCGAGTTCACAGTTCGCGGTACTGACTTGGTGTTGGTACTCGATCGGGCGCAGTCAAAACAAAAAAGAGTGTTCTAAATGGCGTTAAGAATTTACGGAATCGGAAAAGCGCCGGACGGCACGCAATACAACGCAGCGGTATATGATGCTGATTGGTCATCATCTGACAGCGCCTTTC